ATTGAGCTCCCAGTCAGCCGTGGCATTCGCTGTTAAATACATGACACTTTGACTTGTCAGGTCATAGGTAACAGCACCGGCTGCACCAGCTGCAGAGATTGATATCGCCTCTTTAATGTTGGGCAACTTCACAGACAGGTCACTTTCGGATCCTGTTGCCAATAAGGTCTTGAAGTGCCCAGCATCAGGAGTTAGTGTGCCAATAGGCCCAGGCGTGCTTAGATCAGTCGTCGAAAGCCACTGCGAGGATGCGCCTGGCTCCTCGTCACTCACATTTGAGACCGCGTGCTTCAAAATCCAAACCTTATTCAGGTGAGACACCGAAGCCGGGATATCAAGCGCACCAGTCAACAAAGACCACTCACCCTTGTAGTTTGCTGCACTGAAAGCAGCATCAGATGAGGCAGACGTTCTCGCCATATCCGCAGCGGTTGCCTGCGCGGCACTGACGGCCGCTTTAGCCGCAACAGAAGCAGTGGCTGCGTCAGCGACCGCAGACTTCGCGGCACTGACCGCAGCGGCAGAGTCGGTTGAGGCTGTCGCTGCATCGGCGGCAGCAGTCTTTGCCGCTGTGACGGCCAGCGCAGATTTTTTAGAGGCAGTCGCGGCATCGGTCACAGCAGACTTTGCGGCAAGGACAGCGGCATTAGAAGCAACAGCTGTAGTTTCCGCATCGACGGCAGTGGACTTCGCCGCCGACTCCGCCAATGCTTCAAGTGCATTGGCCTCGATCACAAAGCCATCAAGGGCAGCGACAAAGGCGAAAGACTTTGCATTGAATTCAGCGGTGGTATCGGTAGGCGTGGGTGCCGGTGGAAGCTTAGTGATTGCCATTACGTCAGACCCTCAATTTCCAGAGAACAATCAGAATGCTCTGGGTAAGAAATTAAAATATCGAAGTTTTTGTAGAAGCCGTAGATTGTGGTTGCCTCATAATCTTTAGCAGCAACCCACAGACACGGCGTTGCGCGAATGTCAGACAAGAAAGCTTGAAGTGAGTCGACTTCGTCTTTACGAAGCAACATGTCGAAATTTGCACGTCTGGCAAACGAACGCTTGATCAGCACGACATCACCAAAATCGTTCGTTTCCTTACGCGAGTAGTCTTGAATCCCTACCCTCGCGCCATACTGGATACCGAGCCCAAAGGCGCGCAACTGCCCAAGTAGCAAGGTACCAATTGAGAGATTCTCACCACCGAAGAGTTCAAACTCGATAACACAATCCGCATACGAAGGGAGATCCAGCCGCACATCTTGCGTTGGCTTACTCCTTACGCCATAAAAGAACGACCACCAGTCGGGCGAGGCCGGTAACGGCGATAGCGAAACGGTTTTGGAATACACAATGCCGGGCGTGCCCATCAGGGGGCTTTTCATCGTGATCTTTATGAGTGTGGCGTTCGAGAGATTGAGCGCAGCAATTGCATTGACCGCCTGGCCTGGCGCCAGTGTGTAGGTGATACTCGACGGATTGACCGTGACAGAACTGTTTGAGGTGTCGAAGGCCGCCCAACGACTTGTTGGCCCAACTTCAATCCACCATAGCGCTTCAGACGCTGGCGGTTTGTTCAGATTGGTGGTCTGTATGCTCTCGTAAACTTTATGTGTTGACAAAAAAATGACGCGCGCACCACGGCCGTAGGTTGTCTGAGGATTCCATTCCGAATAATCATTTTCGGCAATGTTCGAATGGGTGAGCATCGAAGCGGTGATTTTTAATGGATTAACAATCACCATCGCGTTTGCGTGAGCGCTCATGCTGACACCTCGCGCGTTTCAGGCATGCCCGAGCCGTCCCAGCGCTCAAGCAATCTGGTCATTCTGTTTTGCATTTGCACCATTGCTCTCGCTTGCGCTTGGCACTCTTGCCTTAGACCGCGGAGCTCCTCTGCAACTTCAGTGCCACCGCCAAGGATGCTTGCTGTCTGACCGGCCGTATAAACCTGACCCGGGCGTGCAAAGTTAATCAATTCAGGACCCTGCTCACCAACCATGGCTAAGCCACCTGGGTAAGCACCGCCGTTTGCATAGGCGGGAATACCGCCATGGCGCACCCTGTACTCGTCAGAATTCACAATCCCCTCGCGAATGCCTGCCGCATCACGTCCGCTGTTCAACCAACTCTGCAGACCCGCTGCCTCAGGCGTTCGACCCAAGAACTCTAAATACATCTGAGTAATCTGCGCGGTAAGGTCTGACCCGCTTGCCACGGAGGCACTTGCTACCGTCCGAGAAGTATTAAGCGCAGCGCCCAGAGAGCTCATCGCCTCAGCCACCGTCAGAACCGAGTTATTAATACCGCGTAGCTCATTGACCTGGTGTTGCGCCAACTGCAACTGGTTTGCGTAATACGCTTGAGCGGTTTCGGCTTGAGTATCGAGCGTAGCTAACTGGTTTGTTGCCAGCTCGAGCTGCGACTCTGCCACCGATTGCTGCTCGCCTGCGAGGTCTTGCAACACTCTCAGATCTGCAGCAAGGCGCAGGTTGCCACGTTTCATTTCTAGAGCTGTCGCAAAGTTTTCTGAGGAAAGGCCAGTTCGAGCAGCGGACACTGCCTCAGAAAGTGCAGTCTGCTCCGGAATGCTCCCTGTCGTTTTCGCAATTCTTAGTGCTTCGTGCAAAAACGCGTTAGCCTGTGCCGCCGATTGAACAGGTGCTACGTTTTGCAAAATGCTCGCAATCTGGTCTTTGAGATAACTAAAAATCGATTTCAAAGACGAGACGCTCTCCTGCGCAAGTTGTTTTGAAGCAGTCACGAGCGCTTTTTGCTGATCGATGATTGCCAGGGTTGCTTTGAGTTCGTGATCAATCGCCAGCTTCACCATACCGAAGGTAGCGTCCACCGCTTTACTGGCATCCGACAGTGCTTGCTCGATAGCGTGCGCCGTGGCTCGGACCGAGGCGTCCGCGAGGGCTTGCGCTGAATCCTGTGCTCTCTTTAAAGCCCTGTCTGCCGACTTGCTCAGCGCCTGGCCGGAACCAGAAATTGCGGCAGTAGCCTGAGCGGAGGCCGCTGCGATATTTGCAAGTGAAACTTGTAGCTCATTGAAGGTCGGTGCCAGTTTGATGAGCGTTGAAAACAAGCCATCATTGCCGGCCGCCCTCGCCGCTTCAACCATCGACCTAAACGCGGCGTTTGTCGCTGGAAGCGTTAGCCCCAGTTGCGAAAACACCTTGGTCAGCTGTTCGGTCGTTTTAGTAGCGCGCTCCTGCTCTGTATAAAAATTCTGATAGTAATAATCAGTCGATTTCAGGAAAGCATCCACGCTGCCAAACATATCGATCAGCTTGCTTGAGGCATCGGCGCTGTGTAACGAGGTCTCCATCAGGGTAATGTTCAGCGTATCAAAAACTTGATTCACTGTTTTAAAGCTGAGCCCGAGCCTTGTCAGAGTCGCACCGGCCTCTTCACCTGCGCGCTGAAAGGGGCCAATCTCTGGAGTAACGGCCGCTGCCAGACCGTTTCCATAGGCCGCCAAGAGTTCTTCGATGGCTTTGGCCGCCGCATCGGGGCTTAAATCCTTAAGACTACGTTTGATCTGCAACGTGAAATCAGCGATACCTTGAGCTGGTAACCCCAGAACCTCAGCGTAGTTTTTGACGGCGAGCGCCGACGCAGCGATTGACTGATTTAGGTGTCGAGTAAGTTTGCTCTCTGCAGCAGAAAAAACCGAGCCGCGCCCACCTTTACTGAACCAACCGCCCTTCTGTTGCCAGTCTTGATATGTTGCAACGCTTGCTCCATTAGCACTCAGGCTGCCAACAAGCCCGGTATCTGTGGTCTTTTTGGGGTCCTTACCAAACTGGTTGGCCAGACCACCGACAAGGCCACCCACCAGTGCACCAAAGGCTGTGCCAATCACCGGCACCACGGAACCAAGTGCTGCGCCAGCAGCCACACCCCCGCCTACTGAGTACATTGACTTACCACCCACCAGTGCTTTGTCACCAGAGATCAACATACCAAGGCCAAAGCCTGCCGCAGCACCAGAAAGTGCCGACGCTGCAGAGCCAAGTGAGCTTGCTGACTCAGCCAGTGAGACACCTGCACCGCGCATCAGGCTGCCGGTCTCGGCACCATTCTGTAACCAGGCGCCAGCACTGGTCGCAAACTCTGCAACCGTTTTGCCTAAACCTGCGAACCCACCCGACAGCATCCCGTAGGTACTTTTAAGTGAACTTGCCGCACCTAACAAACCCAGTGAACCCGTAATGGAGCCGCCCGTGGCACCTTCGGCTCCGGCTGAGCCCAGGGCACTCGCTGCACCCGAAGTGAACATCCCTACTACACCTGCCATGACCGGTTGCAAGAGAGGCCGCAACACCATTGTTTTGAACATATTGACGAGGAAGTCTCGTGCCGTGAGCCCACCGGACATCAAAGCATCAGTCAACGACTGACCGATCTGGTTATTGATAGTCTTGACCTCGTCTGCAAAGTCTTTCTCCCGCTTCAGGCGCTCAGCGAGCGCTTTTTCTTCGGCTCGCTTACGCTCCTCTAAATCCTTTTTGCGGAGCTCGGCAAGCTTTTGCATTCGCTCTTTTTCAAGTACGGCAAACACAACGGCCTCTGCGTATTTTTTATATTCAGCCGTCCCTTCTTTTAACCCCGTGTTCAGTAGCTTTTGTAGAGCCACGGCTGTCTCTTTCTCAACATTACTCATGCCAAGTGCCTGCGCTTCAAACTTTAGCGAGGCAAGCAGCGCGTCGGCTGACTTCAGCATTTTGTCGTACGCGATTGCTGACTGTCTGGCCGAGTCTGCTAGCGCTCCAATTTCGGGCGTCGTGTTCTTTGCGCCTGCCGCAACTCTGGCCAAAGTCGCAACGGTCTGATCGCCTGCGTCTTTAAAGACTGCTGTCAAATCCAACACTGACTTCCTACCGATTGCGACAACCTTCTCGCCGGTCTCACCGATCGCAGCCCAGGCGGCAGAGAAATTGCCTGAAGCAAACTCACCAAAGGCTTTGGCGTAGCCCCCGAAATACGTCCCAAGGATGTTGAAGCCGTCCGCGGTAATGAGCGCAGCGGCGTAAAGTCCTTTCAAGGTGGCTGACAAAACATCTGAAACTGTTTTGAGGCGATCGCCTTCTGTCATTGATTCAAAAAACTTACCGGCGAGAGACTCAAGCGTAGGCAATAGTTGCGCGGCAATACGTGAACCAATGCCAGTAAGACCCTGCCCCATTAAATCGATCGTGTCATTAAAGGCAGCGGCGCTTTTACCTGTCTGCTCACTAATCGTGAGGCCTAGCTTGGCAGCCATCCGGTCGTACTCGTCTAACCCGGTCGCACCACCATTTAAGACCGGAATCAGGTCAGCGCCAGACTTGCCAAACAACTCTACTGCGAGTGCCGTCTTGGCCACCCCGTCCGAGTAGCCTTCAAACCTCTCGGCCACCTGACCAAGGATCTCGCGAGTGGATTTCAACTCACCGTGAGCATCTCGAGTCTGAATACCCATCGCTTTAAGGGCGGAGTTACCATTGAGTACACCAACAGATAGTTTTGCGAGCGCACTTTGCATGTTTTGCGCCTCAACCCCGCCTTGCCTGAAGGCCAGTTGCAGTCCCGCCACCTGAGAGGTCGCGATACCGGTCTTTTGCCCAAGCTTGTGCGCTTGGTCGGCAGCCTCGATCGCGCCCTGAACGAAACCAGCAAACCCCTTAATCGCAGAAACGGCAGCAACAGCGAGCCCCAAAGCACCCAGCGCTTTCATAGCCGTGGCCGCTGATTTACTGATGCTATCCATCGCACCGTGCACCGTCTTGCGTGCAGACTCCATGTCTGTGCGCAGTCGTGCAACGTTTGCAGCCATCTCAATCGTGAGTTGCCCAACAGCAGCCATTAACTAACCCTTGCAGAAATCAGCGCTCGAAGCGCTGACGAGATTTTCTTTTCCACGATTTCACGATCAAACTGATTCACTGGATCACCATAGGGTGGCAGACACTCAGGCGTTTCACCTGCGCTTAACTGGGTGAGGTACTCGACTGACATTCGCCGCAGGGTGACCGACTCCCAGGAAAGGAGTTTGACCCCAAGGCATTGGCTAAAGGCTTTGATCTCTTGAAAGCTAAGCGGACACAATCCCATCCCACTGGTAGCGGTCAGACCCATTTCAAACCAGTGTGAAAGGAGGTATTCGCCACGAGCCACTTCTGGGAACAGCGGTGTCCCCCCGTTAGATTGCAGCAGATCTAGTCTTGAGCTCAGCGCGGCATTGACCGGCCGCTGAGTCACAGAGCCCGTCTTTGGGCTGATTTTTGGAACAGAATGAAACCAGCCCAACTGCCCTGCGTACAGGATCAGTTCTTGACTGACCCTTTCGTAAAATTTGCCCAGTCACCAATTGCCTTATTGACCTGCTCAGCAATAAAACCGATCGACGTATCGAGATAAACCGCTTTGAACATCTCGGCACCCGTCAAGTCTTTGTAGGAAAAACCATTGAAAGAGGCTGTGCAGCCAGACAAGAATTCAGCATCCAATATCAACTGTTCTTGAACGCGCAACTTTTTGCCCCCCTTACGCACGCATTCGAGAATGGCACCATTGCGCACCGCCTGAGCCTTTTGGTACTGCTTGGAGCCAGGGCCATACACGGTAATCGAGATCGGTTCACCCTTTTCATTGACGAGCTGATCGCCCTCGGCGTCCTCCAAGTTGATTGTGGAGGTTGGACTAACTGCAAATTTTGAAATATCGAGCACTTTTAAATCCTTCAGAATGAGGGAGGGGTTCCGCGACAGTCTACGACGCGGAATGGTTGCTGTGAAAGGGTTAGGCGCCCGCTACAGGGCTCTCAACAATGCCAACGCCAGTCGGCGAACTTGTGAGCTCAAGCGTGGCCGAGGCAGTTGTGATCTGATCGACTGAACCAATGTTCACTTTCCAAGACATCACCTTGCCTTGAAAAAAGAATTGCGCGCCATTCTGAGTAGTCACCGTAAAGGAGTAATCGGCGTCAGAAAGACTTGCCGCCTTCATAAGAAGCTGGCCTTTGTCAGACATATCCAGACCAAGAGACAGCGACATAGAGCCCTCATTAAACGAGCCCTTGAACTTTTGAGTGCCACGCGAGCCTACGGGCTGATGCGTAACTAGCGAGAACTCGCGCCCGAACTCACCCAAGTCGGTAATCTCCCCTACGATTTCAGACTGCAAGGCGCTGTACCCTGCGGCATCAAAAGTTGCGGGTTTTGCGGCAGACACTTTTAGTGTTGTACCGGCACTGGTGCGTACACCTGACATATTGAGCTCCTGTAGAAATAAAAAATCCCGCCTAAGCGGGAGAAATTTGATACTGCGACTTAAAACTCTTTATTGAAAACAATGAGGAGATACTTGAGCTTGCTCACTCCGAGAACTGAAGCAGATAGTCATAAGGCTGCGTCCAAAGCCCCGTCTCGTTATCTTTATCAACTGGCCCACGTAAGGCAACTCGACACGAGACCAACAGCTTTTCTGCCACCTTAACGTGATGCAAAAAATCAAACTCTTTTTTAAGCACATCATGAATCGTTTGAACCATCGCAATCGATGTTGCCAGTGGATTGAACTGAACTCGAGCTATCGAGCGCTGCGACCCTACTTGATGAGAAACGTTTGGGTATGGTCGTACATCGACCACCTTATAAATAATTGCCGGTATTAAAGAACCCTGCGGCAATTGCACAAGCGCGCGTCTGTCTCCAACTAAAGCAACAATGCTCGGCCTGTCGAGCAGAGAATGAACAATCAATTCGGCGCTCACGCTTCAGCCTTTTGTAACTCTTTGGGAATTCGCTTTTGCATGTACTGAATCATCGCTTTGAGTGAATTCTCGGCCTGCTCATCCATGGCAGGCCGCATAAAGGGCTTGGGCTTGATGCCAGGATGCAGGACGGCCTCTTTCGCCTCGCCGCCAAAGAACAGACTCTTTTTGGCCTGAGCTGCAATCACATAAGGCGCGCCTACGGTCTTACCTGCACCAGAATAAAAAGACGCTGTCCCGAATTCGACCATATGGGAATAAAACGCATACTTATCCCCCGCCACCAGGTACGAGCGTACCCACCCGAAACGCTCTGCTTTTCTTGCGAACCTGATTCTTAGGCTGTTTTCCAGGGCACCCGAGTCGCGCTTGGTGACCTCACTAAGATGATTCTTCGCACCTTGCAGCATGACTTTTTGACCCGCCCGTAACGCGCCTTTAAGAACATTCTTCTCAATTTTTGCGGGCAATGACTTCATCAGTTGGTCGAGCTCTGCGAGTCCACCTACTGCGAACTGATTACTGACCATCGGCTGAGCCCTCTATGCAATTCAAAATCACCCACCGATTGCGCTCTTCAAGATTTCGAACCGACTCGATGTTGAACACTCGTTCGCCAAAGCGCACACGATTAGAGACCATCAAGAGAGGCAAACCAAAGGCCGGCTTATATCGCACAGCGATCGTGTGCGTCAGCGAGGGGTTAACTGACAACGCACCGACACTTTCCTTGCCTGAGATCGGGCGTATATGCGCCCGCACAGACAAGTAATCCGCCCAGCATTCGTGAGGCTGTCCATAAGGATCAAGAGAACGTGTTCGCCTCTGGATCCTAATTTTGTGTCTGAGTTGGTAAGACCGCATTAAATACTCAGATCGTTTCGGTAAGGCCACCAGAGTTTTCTGGCAACGGCTACGTACTCATCGCGCTTGGCATGATCATCTTCGTAGTCAGCCTGCACAAGGATCACGATTCCATTGACCAGCTCGGGGACGTCAACTGGGTTTTTAACGGCTCCTGCCAAGTCATAATCGGGGACACCTCCGTAGATGTACTGCGCGCATTCGCGACTTGCTGAGTCGATCAGCTGCAACTC